ATCCGCTGCACCCCGCCGTCCCAGAAAGACGGATCCCAGCTAGGCAAAAGGTATTTTTCCCAGTGCTCCCGCCAGGTGGCCCAGCCCCAAGGGGTGAACCAGTGGCGGAAGTAGGCCATGTCGGGCGAAGCCTGTGCGCCGTGCTGGTTGTAGCCGGATACGGTCAGCGTCATCGGGCTGGCGTTCCGGCCGGCCCACTCAAACCAGCGCAGCGCGTCCCGGCTGGGGACGGTGTCGTCCTCCAGATGGATGTGGTAGTCGGACGCCTCAAAACCCAGCTCCATGCAGTAACGGATGGCCGCTCCGCACCCCAGGTGCTGCTCCGGGATGTGGACGGTGATGCCGTGGCACTTGGCGATGTAGGAAAGCTGGTCAGTGCAATTGGACGGATCCAGCACGGCCGTCACGCGGTACTCGCTGGCGCCGTCGCACCGCTCCAGCGCCTCGACGACTTGGGCAAAATAGTCCGGCCGGCGGTGGGCGGAAACCGTCAGCGTCTTGGTCATTCCTTCAGTAGGCTGTAGGCAGCGAGGTTTCCGCCGGTGCCCTTGTTGTTTTGGAGCGCATCCTCGCCCAGCCCTTCCGGTCGGATCTGGATGCCGTTGGATCGGTTGAAGTCCGGCGTGTTGCAAACCAGCGTCCGCGTCCCCTTTTCCCGCAAGGCGTAGCTCATGACAAAATCGTCCGCCATAAACCGCGCCCGGCCCTTGTCGTCCAGCTGGGCAAACTCCTTGGGCGTGAGGCCGGGAAACTTGGCCATGTCCGGCATGTCTTTGAGCCGGCAAGCAATCGCTCCAAAACCTTCCAGAATCTCCGCGTGGCCGAGGTGATCGGGCGCGATGGCGTACCCCTTCGGCCCGGTCATAAAAAATCCGCACAGCCCCATGGCCGAGCCGTCCGGGCAGTTTTCCACCAGCGTCTGCACCATCCGCGGGCTGTACAGGATGTCGTCGTCGCACCAGATGACGAAATCGTCCTGGGCCCCGGCCTCGTCCGCCGCCCGGGCCGCTCCGACAAACTTGGTCGCCGGGCCGTGGTCTCGGCTTCGGTAAATGGTGATCTTTCCCTCGTCCGCCAGCTTTTGCAGCTCGGCCGGAATCTCCGGGAACCGTTCCCCGGTGCGGGCCAGCTTTTCGGCCACGGACAGCACGATCTCGTCCGCCGGCATAGACTGCGCCAGCAGGCTTTGGATGGTGGGCAGGACGGTGTGGATCCGCTTCGGCGTGGTGGTCAGGCCGATGAACACCTGATTCTTTTTATCGACGGGATTGGGCAACCGCTCCGCCCCGGGGGGCACGGTCCCATCCTCCAGCAGGGCCGCATCCCAGCGCAGACCGGGCAGCGGCGCGTCCTTGGCCTTTACCGTCAGGATCAAGTCGCCCAGAGCCTCACTGATGGCTTCATCGGCGCTCTGCACAATGTGCAGCCGGTCCGCAATTTTGTGGCCCTTCTGAGTGAGTAGCAGGTGCTGGATGCCGTTGGAGGCGTCCGCGCAGTCCGTGTAGAGCGCCATGGATTTTAGGCAGTCATCGGGCTCTCCCGCGTGAATGACGGTGATCCGGCCCCAGGCTCCGCGGAAGCCGTCCCGCACCAGCTTGTTGGCATCCTCATGCTGGCCCAGCGCCCGCAGGCACTGCGCCATCAGCTGCCGGGGCAGGTGCTTGTACCAGCGGTTCTCCTGGTTCCAGTCCTGCGTGGACGGCATGGCGTCCACCTGTTTCAAAATGTGATAGGCCGTGGAAAAATCCCCGTGATCCATCCGGTCCGTGGCCAGCAGGCCGTGGGCCTCCCGGCGCATGGGGGAAAGCGTGATAGCCTTGCCGATGTGTTCCAGCCGTTTGGTGCGCTCGGCCAACATCATGGATGCCTGCACGTGGAGCTGATATTTTTCCGTGCCGCCCACGTCGGCGTGCTCCAGTGCCAGCAGGCACGGGCCAATGGCATCCTGATACTGGTTTTTGAGAAAATGCTCCTGGCATAGGTAGTACCACTCCATGCCGATGCCTTGCAGTCGGCTGGCGATAATCCGCTTGTTGCGCTCGGCGGAGGTGACCTTGGGCCCTGACGGCGCGTGCAGGATGCGGAGGTGATTGGCCACGCCGATCTTGGCGCCTTCCACGGGCTTCACCCTCTCGTGGATTTGCCGCTCCCAATAGGCGGAGAGCTTGCCGTCCGGCATCCGGCGGAAAATCCGTTCCCGGCGGTTGTTGCGCATACCTGAATTTTGAACATCGTACGTGGTGACCAGCAGGTCCCACTCCTCCTTGCCGGCTTCCCTCGCCTCAATCTGGGCGCGGTGCAGGGCCGCTTGGCCTTCTTCAAAGATGTCGTCGCAGTCCGCCCACAGGACGTACTTGCCCCGGGCCAGGCTAAACGCCTGATTTCTGGCAGCGGCAAAGTTGTCGATGTGGGGCCACTCCGCGTTCTCCGGGGCGTTGTGATATTCCGCAAATACGCCGGCCTCGCCGGCGGCGGCCTGCAGCGATTGGCGCAGGTCGTCCCAGCTGTTTTTACCGACGGCCGCCACGACGACGATCTCATCCCACAGGCCGCGGGCGGATTCGATGAGTCTACGCAAGATCGCCCCCTCGCCGGGGCCGGCGATGAGGGCGATCGAAACAAGCGGGGGGTGCTTCATTTTTTTGAGAGGAAGGGCGGCTGGACCCCCCGATCCAGCCGCCCCACCATTATGAGTAACTACTTAGACGATACGGACCAGCGAGCTGGTCGATCCGCGTCCCACGCCGAACAGCAGGATGTAGCTGCGGTTCGTGGTGCCGAGGGTGGGGTTCACCCACTCACGCACGGCGAGAGACAGGCCGCTTTCCGGATCCGTGACGACGTCCTGGGAGCCAGGATAGTTGTCGAGGGCTTCGGGCACGCGGGCCGCCACGATGAGGGCTTCCTTCTGGGCCGCAAAGCCCTTGGAAACCGCCGACGGGAGCGCCGTGTAGCTGAACACCTCGATGCCGTTGACCAGGCCGACGGAGCCGGACTTAACCGCGTCCCCTTGGATCTGGGCGTTGGCCACGATGTTGGAGTCGTTGAGCAAGCTGGCTTTGTTGTCCGGGGAGACGATCGCGTAGCGGTCGTTCGACGGGACTTTGTTGTTGTCCAGGCTGAAGCCCAAGCTCACCACGCCGCGGTACGTGAGCGCACCGGCGGAGACGGAGAGGGTCGAGCTGTAGGCCGTGGTCACCAAGCCGAGGAGGTTATCCACCATGCTCTTGCCGAGCGCGTAGGCCGCGCTGGAGGCAAAGCGGTTGATCAGGTCGATCGAGGAGCTGTATTTCTCAGCGTCCGTGATCGCGTAGGTGCTGTGGATCAGGTTGCTCAGGCTGATGGTGGCATCAGTCTGGGTGCGATCCTGGGCCACGTAGCCCTGCGTGGTGCTGTAGGCACCGGCGGTGCCGACGGTCACGAGGTGGGTGGTGATCGTGTCGTTCATTTTGGCGGGAACATCCGAGAAATCGGTGACCGCCTTGGTGAGGAAGGGCAGGGAATCCACCAGCGTGGTCAGTGCGCGCTGCGCAATGGCCTTGCCGTTGGAGACCGAGCCGAGTGTGTTAGCCATGGTGTGTGTGTCTCCTGGTTAGGTTATCGTGCGAACTTGATTTGTTTAAAAATCTCCGCCGCACGACGGGGATTCTTTTCTGCGTTGAACTGCGCCAGCAATTCAGCGCGAGAAAGGGTTTTTGAAACTTCGACCTCGATGGGCTTGATGCCGCGGGAGGCTTCCAGTTCGATGACCTTGGCGGCGAGCTCGGCCTTGAGGGCCGCGGCTTCGTTGGCCACGGGTGCTTCGGCCTTGATCTCCTCGATCTTGGCTTCTGCGGCCACGGGCTCCGGGGCGGGCTCGGCCTTGGGTTCCTCGGCCACGGGAGCTTCCGCCACGGCGGCTTCGAGGTTCTTTTCCTCAGCCTTGGCAGCCATCGGCTCCTCGACCACGTCCTCGGACGCGTCGGCCTGCAGCATGGCCATGATGGCGTCCAGCTTGGCGTTGATGTCGGAGAGGGTGGGCTCGGCCAGTTTGGCGGGCTCTGCCGCCGGGGCCGCCGGGGCTACGGGCGCCGCTTCCATGGCGGGCGTCTCTAGCTTGGTTTCTTCAACCTGTGATGTTTTGGTCACGGCGTTTTGCTTGCTGTCAACCCGCGCATGGAAAACTCCGGTGGGGTTGGCGGCTGGAGAGGTCACAAGGTCAACAGAAAACAGGGTCTGGACGTCTGCCAGTTGCGTGCCATCGGCCGCCTCCCGGGGTACCCCGCTAAAGCTGATGGAAAATCCGATCTGGCCGGGCAGGGTGCTGATGAGCTCGCTGAAATAGGCAAAGCCGTCATGGCTTTCAAAAAGAGTCAGGTCGGCGCGGACGCGGCCGCCATCCAGTCCAAAGTTTTCCAGATAGCCGATGATGTTGGAGACGGATGACGAGTGATCGGAGAGGACCTTCACCTGCCCCGCTTCGTTTCCTTTTTCGACGACTTGGGAGAGGGTTTCCGCGTCGATGACCATGCCATGGCCCAAAGCTGGGCCAGCAGTGATGACGGAGATGCCCTTGAATTTCTTTTCGGCCATGCGCTGGCCGGGCGTGTCAAAACCCTAGCTTTTCTTTTTCTTGGCGGTTTTGTTTTTTAGCCCGATCGCCTTGGCCACCATGTCCAGCTCCTTGTCGGACAGCTCCAGATCGGGCTCGTCTTTCATGGTGAAAGCCTCGGTCAAAACGGCGGCAGGGGCTGGCTCGGCCTTGAGCTCAACCGGGGCCTGCATGGTCACGGTGACGGTGGGCTGGCTCATTTCGGGAGCCGGGGTCTGGGCGGCCGGCTGATCTGCCGGAGGCTCGGAAGGAGGGGTCTGGGCCGCGGGAGCCGGCTGGTTAGGAATGAACTGCACGTCGGCCACTTGGATCCCGGCGGCGTCGCACTTCTGCCTGATGTAGACTTGCTCAGCGATCTTCTGGTCGATGGCATCCTGCCAGTCCTCTCCCCTGGCCGCATAGATGTCGGCATAGGTGGTGAGGCCCAGCTTAAGGTCCTCGCGGTCGGCGGCGCTGTCGCGCCCAGCGTCGATCGTGGTCTGCTTGGGCGTGTGGAATGTGGACTGCCACCACCGGTCCATGCCGCGGGGCGGGGTAAGGTCACCGCGCTTGATGGCCTTGGCCAAAGCCCAGAGGCGAACCCGGGAGACCAGCTGGGTGATGATGGCTTGGCTGATTTCATCGAATCGGCGCTGGGCTTGCGCCAAGACAAACCGCTGGGAGGGGCCGGAGAGATCGGCTTTCCACAGGTATTCATACGGCAGGCCTAGGCCGGACGCCACGGCCCGCAGGAACTGATCCATAAACTCGGTCAGATTCGGGCTGGGCCGGTCGTCCTTGATCTCGCGGATCTTTCGGCCGTTGGGCACGTTCCAGATCGCCCCGGAGCCAAAGATCCGATCCGTGGTAATGCCATCGGTGGT